CCATATCTAAAGGTAATATATATTCTCTTTCTCCATCAATAACATTCTGCTTATTTGTTTTTATTTCTTCTCCATGAGAAGATTTAATTATATGCATTGCATCTTTAATATATGCTAATGCTAAACCAGTGCTATTAACTCCAGTTCTTTCCATTATTTCCTTAACTGTCATTATTTAATTCCTTTATTATACATCATCTAATATAGCTGCTACATGAGCTTTTCCAGCCTTATTTCCTTGTGAAGTTGGTATTAAATTTGCATCAAGTACACAAGCTCTAGCATGTAAATCTGCAACTGTACAATTAAATGGTTTTAATATTACCATTTCTCCAGGCCCTACAACAATTAAATCTGGTTCGTTATAATGTGCATTTCCACCATCTAACACAAATCCAATTCCTTCTGTTTGATTTGTTTGTATATTTTTAATACATAACCATCTAAATTTATCTGCAGTAGCTACTTGAGTAGATGAACCAAGATATGAATCATTAGTATCTAATAAATCTATAGTAGAATTGTCACCACTTACTTGCACTTCTGCAAATACCCATTTATCATTAGTATCAACAGGTTCATATATTTGACTACCACTCATACTTGCTTTTATTTCATCTAATAATATAGATGCTGATAAACTTGATGACGCTCTATCTGCCATTATTTACTCCCTTGAGGTTGAGGCCCGGCCATTACTGCAAAAGCAGAATTATATTCTTGCATTAATGTTTTAGCTCTTTGTTCCATCCACCCATAATCAACAACAGATTCTTGAACTTTTGCTTGATAATCTGCTATTTGCGCATTAATAGTTTGTATTCTACCTGCTAACATTTCAGCGTCTTCTTCTACACTTATTAAATTTTCAGCATCTCCAAAATTAGGAACTACTATAGGATTTTCATGTGAAGACAATGCATTATATAAACTTTTTATAGATGCATATATTGAAACTAAATAAATTTTATCATTAGGAAAATATTTTATATCTGAATGAGAATGTATTAAAGCTACCTCATTTGTTTCATCTGTAGGTACATTATTTACATAATAAACTTTATATCCATTATTAGCAGATGCCACTGGATAAACATTAATTTTATTATTATCATCAATTATATAAACTGGATTGTAAATAGATGCATAATTTAAACTAGATGTATCTTGGACTTCTGATTGTAAAGATGGTGATACTCTTTTACAAGGTTTCCAAACTGTTGTGTTATCTGCACTTCCATCAGCATTTGCTTCTCTAATTACAGAAATAATTTTTGCTCCACCTAAATCTAATCCACCATTAGAGTCTATTGTAGCACTTTCTCTTTGAAAATTATCTATATCTTGAGGTCTTATTGCTAAGACTCGACTTGTAACATCTAAAACACCATCTTTTAAAAATTGTGTTAATTCATCTGTAGTCGGAGAAGAACCAATTGATAATCCAGTTAATCCTTCTACTTGTGCTTGAAATGTTGCCATATTTTAAATCTTTTATATATGGAGGCCCGAAGGCCCCCATACATTGTTTTAGGTTTTACGATTGGTCTGCGTAAACAACAGCGGTAGCAGTAGCTGTCGCTATTAATCCAACACAATACCAAAGCGTTCCGTCAGAAACCATGTTCATCCAAGTTCCCCCAGCAGGGTCTTTTAATGTCATCTTAGAGTTACTATTTCCATCAGGATAAATAGGTGCTAAAGCAACTGCTCCTGTTGCATCAGTATCATGGATACTTAATGCTCCGTTTAGATAATAACTATCAGATTGACTATCAATTATAACATCTTCTGTTTCTGCAGCATTACCACCAAATAAGAATTGAAAAGCCATTCCTTTAGATGGTGCTGGTAATTTAATAGTAATTCCTGCATTTGCAATTATTACTATAGCTTTACCAGAGTCTTTTGCAGACAATGTTATACTTGAATCAACAACTTTAACTCCACCGCGAGCGTGGTCAAGTTTGTTTCCTTCAGAGTCTTGTCCATATAGAGGTATTCCCATAATTTAACTCCTTATACCCAGACGGCGTGAGATTCAGGCATCTGAAACTCCATACCGGCTTCTGTTTGAATGATGTCTACCCTTCGGTCAATACCACTATTTTCTAGAGTTTGAACTCCAACATAAATAGCTGTATCACGATTCATTCCATTACCAACCAATGGTCTGTAAGATAAATGACGCATATTACATGCGAGTATCTTCACAGGAGAACCATCTAAGTGTACGTTACGTGCTACATTCATATCACCATAAGGTGTAGAAATAACAGTTACGTCAACTCCAAATGCTCTCTTTTTACCAATCATATCAATACCTGCACGACCTACACTCTTTGTAGAATCAGAAGCAGTAGTATTTGGAACACCAGCTGCAAATGGTTGAATTGCTCCAACATTATTAGCAAAGTATCCACTTAACTTGTGCAACCAATTGTAAACTTCTGTAGAACAGAAGAATACAGTAGCAGGACTATTGTTATATCGAGGGTCTAAGAATTGAGATAAATCATCAAGAAAATCATCTTGAGTTTTTGTTGCAAGACTTAAAGCAAATTGATTACCATAACTTAATATATAATCAACAGCTCCTTGAGTATATTGAACGCCATCTCCATCTGTGTATTGACTACCAAATAGTAATGATGTTTCGATATCCCATTTATGCTCAATCAACTTTTCTCTCCAGATTCTAGCAAACTCATTTGGTTCATACTTTAGAACAGTTGCACGAGTTGTGTTGTCCATAGCTAAAGCTGTTTTCCAAATTTGAGTTAAACCACTACCTGTTGAGTAAGGTTGGTCTTTCCAAGTCTCAGGATAACCAGAACCTTGCCCAAAAGAATTACCTACTACATGAGCTCTAGCTTTTTCAAGTTGAGATGCGATTTTAAAATCAGCAAACTCAGAAGCAGATACGTCATCAGTATTTGCAGATAGGTCTTTTTGAGCAGTTCCACCTGCACCCCAACCAGCGAGTTCTAAATCGCCAGAAGCATCTTGCTCTCTAACAATCTCTAGTTTTAAATCAACTGAGTTTGCTGAGGCTGAAACTGCACCTTCTGCATTTAGAGTAACTTCTTTGATTCTTCCTACAGCATAATCAGTAACCTGAAATGCATTAGCAGCTGTAGCTGCGTCTGCTGTTGCGTGAAGAGGAATCTTAACAAGTTGACCTTCGATAAAAAATCCAGGTCTTGTTCCGTTGTCACCTACTCTAATAGAATTAGATGAACCATATACTTGACCGATGTTACCATCGTTCTTGTAATCACTCATCATTCTAAAATAGTAAGTATCTCCTGCGTTAATAGATGCTTTTGCAACAGTAGCATCACTTGATGCCAATGCTCCAATGCTCGCTCCATGAGCTACGACATATGCATATCGTTTATGCATAGAAGGTCGTCTTTCTGTAAATTTAAACTGAGGGTCATCAGTTGGATTCTTAGCAATCTTAGAAACCATTCTAAAGAATGGGTCTTGTGCAATTGCTAATTCACTAACTCTATCGCCAAAGCTATATTTCCGTCTAAGGTCACCAGTTGATAAACCACTTCCTGAATTACCAGCAGCGGATTCTGTTAAACCAGTGACATCGGACATTCCAAAAATGTCAGCCATTTTTAGCTCCTTATTTTAAGTTGTATACTCGGTTACCTACCGAATACAGATTCTAGTTCCGAATCAATCCCTAAAATAGCGTTAAACACTTGGTCTTCTTGAGAAGGTTGCTCATTCCTTACTGCGCCACCTATTGAGGATGCGCTTTGAGGTTTTTGCCTTACTCGCTTCATCTGCTCTGCCATATCTTGACGAGTAGATTGTGCGACATTTTTATCTCTACTTTGTCGATTCATAAGATAGTAAATATCATCTAGAGAAAGTGAACGAGAGTTTGCAAACTTGACAAAATCTTGCCACTTTTCATCACTCATTTCATGTTTTGCTCTAAATTCTTTTTCTGCTCCTACTCTTTTACTTTGATTTTCTTGTTCTTTAGCATAATTACCAAGTCGTTGACTAACAACTCCGTCTATTGTTGCTTGTAGAACTTTTGCTGAATCTGAGTCAGTATTACTAACTGCTTCATCAGCATCAAAAATAAAATCATCATCCAAACCAAGTTTCTCCGTTACTTTTTTAGGGGTTGAACCACCACCCTCAAAATAGCCTCTCACATGATTGACTAAATTAGGGTCTTTTTTCATTGCATCGAGAACAGGTACATAAGGTTCTAGTTCAGATAAACGATTGTTAAGTCGTTTTGCTTCTGCACTTGAATCACTATACCTTTTTTCCCAATTATGCTCTTGCTCAACAGTTTCTGGGCTCATTTCTGAGGTTTCAGGTTCTGCTTCACTTTGCATCAATGCTGGTTCTTCTTCCGGCTCCAGTATACCTTGATTTACCTTGCGGTCAAGAGCTTCAAAAAAATCGTCAGCTGTGTCAGGCGTATTATTATCAGGGCTATCTATATCAAAGTCATTTAACTCATTTGTAGATAGGTTGTCTGTATTTTCATTAGCCATAATTTCTCCTTAATTTATATTATTAGCATTCAAAAAAACAACTATTCTTTAGCACCAGATATTTCTTTTTGTTTTTGTCCAAATGCTATTCCTAGTTCTTTCATCTTTGAATTTGTTTCGTTCTTGAGTTTTTCCCTATAGATTGCTTGAGCAGCTTCTGTTTCCATCACATCTTTTTTCATAGCCATATCTGCATTTCCAACTTTTTGTTTAATACCAGATTGTACTAATTGTCTTTCTAGCGTTTCTATTGTTCCGTTTCTGTCTTTAACTATTTCGTCTAATTGCTCTATTTGGTTTCTCAATTGCATATAAACAGATTTACGTTTAAGTATTCCCTCTTTATTTCTTACATCTGTTTCTGCTAACATAGCGACATCATCTATTAATCCAGATTGATACCACTTAAAATATTCCTCTAATAATGCCCATCTATTTAATGGTAATGTAGAACCACCTATAATTCTAACATCAAATCTTGCCGTAGAATAATCATTCCATTTTTTAACTGCATTTCCTAAGTCATTAAATATAGGTATATTAATTTCTACAGATTTTTCTTCGTTTATATTATTTGGTTGTACAATTCTAAATACTTTATTTGCAATATATGTATCTTGTGCCCAATCTTTAAATATTACTCCAAGATGTTCTAAGGCAGGTTCTACAACATTTTGCATCCATGATTTAATTCTTCTTGTACCAAACTCATCCATTTGTAATAATCCTCTATATGTTTCTGGAGAAGAACTTGTATCTCCTTGCATAGAAGAATAAACTCCTGCTATATATTCCATATCTGCTTTAGCATTTTGAGTAATCCCAAAAAATGCACTATTTAATGGCATAGGTTGTACTGGAGTTGGAGGACTAAAACCACTTCTGTATTTTAACAATGCGCCTGGAGCAGATGAGTATTGTTCCCATTCATCTTCAGGAACTGAACCTTCTTCATACATCCATCTAAGATTAGATGCTAAATTTGCATTGTGTATTAATATTTGGTGAGCTTTATTTAATTCTTGTTGTTTACCTACAAGTGGTGTTACTGCACTTTGAGGGAAAGGTGTGCCTGTATATTGATATACAAAAGGAACAATTGGATAATCTTTAATTGGTAATACTTCATCATACATTAATTTATCGCCAACAACAATTGTTAATTTTATTCTACTCTCATAAAAATCAATTGCATCTACAATGTTACCTGCTACTTTTTTATCTTCAATCATTATATCGTATTCAGCTTGAGTAACAACACGATTTTCTATTCTAGATTCTGATTCTTTTAATTTATTTATTAAAATTACTTTTTGTTGTTCTACGGATTCTATTGATTCTCTTCTTATTCTTTCAATTTCTAATTGAGCTCGTTGTTCTATTATTTCACCTTGTTGAACTTGATTAGATATTTGTAATGCTTTTTCTTCTACACGAACCATCATTTCTGATTCAAAATCTTTTAAATCTACCTCAACTTGTTTTTCTATTTCTGCCATTTCTAATGGGCCTGGAGGCATATTAACAAATATATTTACAAAAGCAACTTGTTCTTTACTATAACATTCATAGTAATCTATAATATCATCTTCTTCTCCTGATGAATCATAAGATTCTCCATGAGTATCTGCAGGAAAAATAATATCTGTTTCTAAAATATCTCTATCAGAGTAATCGTCTTCCCCAGCAGAGTTACTATTTGCATTATTTATTTGTCGTGATTTATCTGGAAATAAACTTTTTACTTGTTCTCTTGGTAAATCTTTTCGTATAACAACATAACTAGCATCTCTAAATAAAAAGTCTCTAGATGTAGGGTCTGGATAAACATCAAAAGGTTCTACTCTTTTAAATATAACTTCTCCTAAACCTCTATCTTGGTTAGGGTCTACATCTACTTGCATATATCCAACTCCCTTAACAAGAGAATCTTGAATTACTTGCGCATAAATACTATCTCCATTAGAATTATACCAACAATAATCTGCAATGTCAGAATGTACAGCAGCTACATCTGCATCACTACCATCTGCTCCTACAGCTTGCCATCTTGGAGTATTTGCAGTTGCAAAGAATTTCATCATTTCAATAACAGGAGTAATCCTATTAACTGTAAAATTTGGCATGCCTGCACTTTTTAATGCATCTTGTTCGTCTTCTGTAAGTTGTTCTCCTAGAAAAAACTCATAAGATTTTTGTGCTATAAATTCCCATTTAGCTCTATTAGAACCATTTGCTTTATTATATAAATCATGTACTTGGTTTACTATTTTTTGATTTCCTCTAGCCATTATCCTCTAATCTCCACGTGAACTAAGTCGTCAAACCCATTATCTTTTACTTCGCCATCACTATCCCAATCGCCGCCCCAACGAATATTAACTCCAAGTTGTTGTCCAATACCTCGAACCATTCCACCCATATAATGAAATCTTTCTCTATCTTCCCAATCAATTGGATAGGGAGCTAAGTCTACTGCTTTTCCTTCTAAATGTTTTGAGTATTTTGTTTTTGATTTTCCTTGCGCCAACAATTCAAGCTGTCTAGCCTCCGTTCTCAAACCCTCAATAATAGTAACATCCATTATTTTTACGAGTTCATTTAGAACATTTACGAGTTCTGGCTTAACTCCCTTTAATCTTTGTTTTGACCTTTTTCCAAATTTAGGCATCTTTTTTCCTCTGTTGTTGTGAGTATAAATTTTTTATTTTTCTTTTTGCATGAAATTTATTATGTGGCATAAAACTTTGCCAATATGATTTCTTAGGCCCGGAATCATCAAATCCTTGTACCCCTAACTCCCCTTTTGTTTTCATAGATGAACTACCTGTGCTTTTAGGTAATTCTATATTATGTGTGCTTTTTGTTGCCATTATGCAGTTATCCAGCTTTTAGCTTTTTTTATTGTTTTAACCCAATCATTTCTTTTTCCTTTCTTTACATTAGGAGGAAAAGAATGTTTACAGGCATAATAAAGACTTTCTATTGTGTCATCATGTGACATTTTAGGCCCAAAAGTAACGATTTCATGCGATAAATCAAAGTGAGAATCTCTAATATGTATCAAACCCATCGAAAATCTGCTCGAAAGTCCACTATAGATGCGATTAAGTTTGTTTGCGCCTCCCGGTTTCTCTGGTATTACTGATATAGAAAATTTATTTAATCTTCTTCTTTCATCATTCATCGCTTGAAATATACTACGATTCATAGCAACATCTTCAACTGTAGATGATATACAATGATATTTTTCATGTAATTCTATTATTAAATCAACAACGCCTTTTTTACCAAGAATGTTCCCTTCAAAATCTTTACTTGCTATAGTTGGTATAGAACGATGTCTTTCATAATGTAGTACATATACATTAGAATCTGGGTCAATTGCAATAACCATTATTACAGAAAAGTCAGAAGTTTTTGTATCTATATCTGTAGCGGGGTCACATCCAATAAATGTATTAACAGGAGTTTCATATCCATCTTTTACTATATAATTAATACCATCAATGTATTGATAATCTCCATGCCAATGTTTAACATTTTTTCTAGTCCATACAGAATCTTCTTCTGATTGAACTTCCATCATATATTCTTGATAGAATTTATTACTTTGTCCAGAGTCAAGATAAAATTTCTTTTTTTCTTCTAATTTCTTTTTACCAAAAAATGATGACCATAAAGGTTCACCACTAGGAAGAATTGCTTTATAAGTAATTAATTTCCAAGCAAAGTCTTTATTATCTTTTTGAGCTTTTGCATGGTTGTTAAGCAAGTTGTTAATAAAAGAATCATAATGTACAGGAGTACCATTAATCCTAAGGCGGCCAGTGTGAGGTTCAATAGCAGGATAAACAACAGCGGTAACAAGATTTGCATTTTTATCTCTTGATTCTTGTGTGAGTGTGTTTGCTTCGTGTTCAAAGTCATCGAGGATAATAAGGTCATATCTTTTATGTAGTTTTGAGCCACCTCGTATTCCAGAGACATTACTCTTGGAAATGAGTTTACATCCATTGGTTAACTCTATATCTTCTTCTGTCCATTTTTTTCCTTTCAAACTTCCAAAATAATATTTTATTCTATCGTTAAATTCTAGGTGGTGTTTAATGTAATCCATATTACCTACACTTAATTTTTGTGTAGCGGATACCCAAGCATAAAATAAAAAATTGTCATCATTAAGACTAAAAACAAAATCTTTTAATATAGAGGCTTTTGTTAAAACTGTCTTACCATGACCTCTAGGAATAATAACTGCTAATTGTTTACACTCTTTATCATCAATTGAATCTGCCATTTCATAATGAAAAAACGGAGTCTCACTTCGTAAAAAATCATCAGGTAAAAATAATTTACCAAAAGCTATTAAATCTTTATTGGCTAATTGTAATGCTTCTTCAGCTTCGCTTACGTTCTGTGTATTTATATTTGCCATCTATAATAAACTTCCATTGTTTATAACTTTGTGATTTACGACCTTGTTGATGATGTGAATGTTGGTTAGGCCCTTTATTTGCTAATCCCCAATATGAAAGTATTGGTATTACAATTATTTCTGTTTCGATTTTTTCCATTGTTTTCTTTTGTATTCTAAAAATTTAGCACCTTCATATGGATTAAAGATAGTAGTAATTAATCTATTATCATCATCTTCATAGTAAGGGTCTAT